CCAAAACTAACAATGGAAGCGATGGAGAATCTTTTGAGACTGTTACCAGCACTTCGTTTGAAAATTTCCTGCCGGGAGAACATGTGCATGTGTGGGTAGAACCTGAGCTTCCACCACAATGTCCAGTGGTTCTAAACTTTAATGGGCAGAGAGATCCCCGCAAAGTAGAACAGGCTATTTCAAAAGGAAAAGATAATCCAAGTTTAACGGATTTAACAACAGCAACTATAGGATTTGATGCTGAGTTTTACAAAAGATACAACTCCCGTGGACAACAACTAGAACAAGTGGTAGAAGTATTCCTACCAAGATCAAACACTTTAAAAGACCTAAAACTTGCTGGACTTGCAAATTGTCCTGACGGCGCTGACCCTCTTACTATAAAATATGATATAGCGATTAAAGTCTATGATCACAATAGCAATTTCTTATATGAAACTACCGACACCGTAACTCAAGATGACATTGACATAGTTCACTCTTCCTTGAATCATGAGGCTGCAAAAGATACTCATACATATACATCTTCTACTAATGGAACTCTCAAACCAGTAATGGCTCTTGAGAAAAGGTCATATGGCGATTACTTTAATCCAAGTCGATGTAGATTTAGGGGACAGTACGATGGAATGCTTAGTAATAAATTCACAATTCCCAACGAGCATGTAGTTGTTGATAAAAATGTTGATGATGATCCAAGCGTTTCTTTAACAAATGGAAGAGTAGAAGTCTCCGTATCAATTGCCTACAATTCTGGTAGAGGTGGTAGCAGGGACTTAGGAATGCAAAAAATTGGAGGCTCAAAAGACGGGAAAAGAATACAACACTTCAAATTTAATGAAAGTCAAAGTCCAGCTGACAACGATTATCAACATGCAAATTCTTCAACATTGTTAAATTATTCACCCGTTCCAGCTCCTAAAACTTTTATTGTCTCAAGTTCAACAAGCAATTCTGTAACTCTAACTTGGACTGAAGAAGCTAGTCTCATAAAAAGAAAAATGGAGTTTGTAGATCAATATAGATTAAGAATATTTGAGTACCCTGTTTTTAATACTGGTTTTAAAACTGTAACTAGCGGTAACTTTATAATTAATCCTAGATCAAATCGAAAAATTGAAGAAAAAATTATAGATTATGACGTAAATGACATTACAAAATCAATAACCCTACCAATTAATAGTTCTAAAGGTTATGAATTCAGATTAGAGAAAAGAAGCGCATTAGGAACCCAGTATCGACTATACAATAGTAATAAAACATTCTCAATAACTCATGAAGAATATAGTGTTCCTTTTATTATACAACATATTCCAGCAGGAGCAGGAGGAACAGGGATTAGACCTCCAACTGGAGTCACCAACGCTAGCCCTGATATCAATAACAACATTACTGATTTTTACATATGGGACGCTTCCTTCCGAGGGGGTTCATGGACGCAAGGTACTTTAAATAGAAGTTTAGAATACGGAAGTACTGCAAGGCAAGGAACTGTGCAAAAAATAAAGAATTTAGAAGGTGGAGTAATGCACGTTGCCGTGAATTGTTTCGCTGATGATTTAAGACTAACGTTACAGAGATCTACAGACGGCGGCGCAACATGGAGTGCGCTTGATGTATTTACTAGATTCTCTTACGAACCCATGCCAAAAAGAGTACAAAAACCTAGTGGATTTACTTACTCAGATGCACAGCCAGTAAGTATATTCCAAATTCCACACTTAGTTGGAAATTTTAACGGCGTTCCTGTAAACATATTTACAGACTCTAATCTTCCATCTGGAACTAAATTTAGATTCCAACTATTATCAGCAAAACTAAGTGCTGCTTATGGAACTGGCGATGGAAGCACTCCTATAAAACTAAAAGGCTCTGGTGGAAGTGAATATACAGGTGGCTGGCAAGCACAGGCGGTAACTTATCCCCCCAGATTAGCAAATCCTTATCCAGTTAGAAAAACTTATAATGACCGTAGAGACATACCATCTGACCCAACATTGCGTGAGAACATAGGTATTAGTGTAAATTGGGACGGAGAAGTTGAAGGTCGAAAAATAGATGAGTATACTTATCTTTATGATGGGGGATCTACCAACCTACTTATTCGTAGTAGCTATCGCGGCAACGCTACAAGATATAGTGCAAGTGCTAGCTTTGATATTGAATTTTCAGGAAATCATCCTGACACGCAATTAGCGGCAATGGCAGTAAATGTTAATTCTGTCAAGAATCCTATTGGATTGTCAAGTAGCGCACAACAATTAAGATGGTCCACTGGTGTTCACAGTCCAGTAATATTTAGCCCAACCGGGAAAATGGCAAGCGACACTACTTACTCAGATGTTCAAACCCTCGAAACTCCAACACAACTGTTTATTAATAGGCAGTTTATAGATAACAGTGCTTATCATTTTGATAATATTGCTACTGATGTTGGATTTTTCAATAATAAAAACGGTACATTTCGTAAACGTTATGCGAGAATAAGTATTGTAATAACGGATGAATTAGCACAGGCTCTTTACGACCTTGGCAGAACAAGCGGTACATTTGGCTTTAAAATAAGTGATACCCGACTACATTCCCGTGGCAATCCCAAAAATAAAATATTCTCAGATGAAGATTATAATACTATTAAAAGTTTATTCTCTAATTACGGAATAATAGTAAGAGCAGTTACTAGCGGAGATCCTTCATCAAACGACATGGCAATTATTGGCAGTTCCACTTACAGAACAAATCTATATAATATATTTCAACATCTATTGGAGAAAAAATAATGGCAAACCCTAACTTAAATAATCTTAGTAATATTAGCGGGGGATCAGCCTCCCTAGAATTGACTGATGCAAGCCAAGCACTAATTACGGCTCAGTCCGGTACAGTGTATAAAATTAATAGCATACTGATCAGTACAACCACTACTGGAGACACAGTAACTGTAACTATTAGTGGAGATCCATATGTCATAAAAACTCTACCAAATAACACTTTTATTGATTTTGTAATAAACAAACCTTTGTATCTGTTAGAAGGTAAAATTTTAAGAGTCAACAAAGAAGGCACTTCTGGATCAGAACCAATTTACTGTACTGCTTCTTATGAAGTCTTAAGTTAATGTATAGTTTTTATTAACCGCAACACGTATAATATATAAACCTTAAAGGAGATAATAATGGCAAACGCATCAACAACAGACGTAGCATTCAACGCTAAAACTGGAGACGACGCTATACGAAACGGAAGTGTGGTCTGTAGTTGTTTTCCTACTGGATCGTCTTTTACAATCGACACTAACACTGATACTAATTTTGTTAGTTTTGACACTAGCTTAACTCATACTGAACTGCAAACTTTGTATACATCAAGATTTGACGACATTGCCTACTACAATGCTGTAGACGGGGGTGGTGCATGACCTTGTGCAAAAAGTCTTTGTTGGGCATAGTGTTTATTGCGGCTATATCAGCTTATTGCTGGTTAGCGTATACTAAATCTGACAAACCATTCAATAATGGTTTTAACAACGGTTTTGGTTGTGCCACCGAAGACATCACCGATATGTACGAAGGCTACATAGAAGATTGGAAATTACAAATAAGTGCAGCTTTTTCACAGGCAGAGAAAGCTGTATTTAAGACCAATCCGACTCCAGATGTAGTTGGTCCAGATCCAGATCCAAATAAATGCATATGTAAAGGATCAGGATGGATATTGCAAGGTGACGGTCATAAAACACCCTGCCCTTATCATGGCAAAAAAATGTCTAAAATCACACAGGAAAACGATTTAATATATAAACCTTTACTAATATTGGAGTGAATATGGAAACAGAACTATTAATAAGATATATTGCAGTTGGAGTAGCAGTTCTTTTGCTTGGAAGCACTGTAAACTATGGTGCTATTTGGTCAAAAATTAAATCTTATTTCTCTTGGGTTGCAATTAAAAAAAACAATGTTAAAATTCCAGAAAATACCAAAGAGTCTGATTTTTTAGAGATAGTAGAACTCTGGCATAGATTGCGATTGTCTTGTGATGAGTACGGACTTAAAGAAGCAACCGCAAAGCTAGATGAGGTATTTCCGCTTTTAAATGTGGAGGAATAGCATGAAATTTAATAATGTATTAGCAGTTTTACTCCTAGTATTTGGGGTGTTTGGTTCTGGTATTTTTGACTTAGGTGATCTTATTCCAAAGCCTGAACCTGTAGCAACCATTCTAAATATAACTAAGCCAAGTGAAGAAATTTTAGAAAGAGTGCAAATTTTTTCAGATACCGTCACTGACCCTGACGACAGGGCTAAACTGGCAATATTTAACTATGAATTTGCTAGTAGAATCATGGGATGGGAATGTAACAATCAACAAGTGAACGATGTTTACAGTATGGCTGGAAAAATATTTTTTGAATCAACTCTGTCTAATAAGTATGAAAACTTAGCAGATGAGCTAAAAACATTGTTTGTTCAAATAACAAGCGATGAATTTCATGTATTGTCTGTAGAAGAAAAAGAAAAATTAAGTGAGTATTTTATGGGCATAGCTTGGGTACTAACGCAGAAAGGCTAAATAATGTCGCCAAAAGAAATAAATGACTACATAATAAAATTATTTTCTAGCGAAGGAATAGATGTAAATGGATATAAAATTAAAGCAGATTCACCACTCATAGTAGAGATAACAAATAATAATAATTTAACAGAAATAAAATTTGGCAGCAACTTGCCAAAAGCAGAGATAACAAGAATTATAACTATCTATGCTTACATTGAAGGGCTTGTATTTGGTGAGTGCGGTGGAACAGTTAAGCTTAGAAACTTTCCAGATTTAAGTTTTTCTTACGACTCAGGGAATTGTGAAACGTCCTCGTCGCTTCCACCACTATCTGAAATTAACAACGATATTGAAACCAGATATTCTGAAAAATCCCATAAAGAAATAGCTAGCAAGTGCTTGCAATATGCTGAAGAATGGGCTACAATATGTCACCAATCTGGCATTACTTTTGAAAATGCAGATTATGCGGATAGATACAATCATTACAATAATTGTTATGATTTCGTTGAAGAGAACATTAAGAAAGATGTTGAAAACCGTCATGGATCAGTTATTCTCACATGGCTTTTTGTATATGTTGTACTTCCCATGATTATAAAATGGATAGTCAACAAAGTGCTTGAACGTTTGTTTAACGATTAATATTTATTTCTTTTAAAATACGGGGACGGTACATGTCAATTAAGTCATTGATGGAATATACCTTTAAATCTAAGTATGCAAGGTGGGATGGCAATAAATTAAGAAGAGAAACATGGGGCGAGTCAGTTGATAGAGTAAGACAAATGATGGTTGATAAATACGAGGATACTCCAGAAGTAATCAACGCTATCAATCAGGCATACGACGATATGAGAAAGAGAAAAATTCTGGGATCTCAGAGAGCATTACAGTTTGGTGGATCGCCAATATTCAAACATAATGCTAGAATGTATAATTGTATTTCTTCATACATTGATAGGCCAAGATTTTTCCAAGAATGTATGTATCTTTTGTTGTGTGGGTGCGGAACTGGATTCTCTGTACAAAAACATCACATCGCTAAATTACCCAACTTAATTAAGGGTAAGAATGGTCAGAAGAAGTTTGTTATTGAAGATTCTATTGAAGGATGGTCAGACGCAGTAGGTGTTCTTGTTTCTAGTTATTTTAAAGGCGATAATCTTTTCCCAGAATATAACGGAAAAACTGTTATTTTTGACTACTCTAAAATACGTCCAGCAGGCTCATATTTAAAGTCTAGCGGAGGCAAGGCTCCCGGCCCAGATCCGCTGCGAAACGCCCTTACACAGATCAAGAAGACCCTTGACGGAGCTATTAGAAACGGACAGAAGAAACTATCTCCTATCCAAGCGTATGACATTGTAATGTTTGGTGCTGACGCTGTAATTAGTGGTGGTGTTCGTAGAAGTGCTACAATTTGCGTGTTCTCAGCTGATGATGAAGAGATGGCAAAAGCTAAAACTGGATCTTGGTTTACAGACAATCCACAGCGTGGGCGTTCTAATAATTCTGCCCTACTTTTGCGAGGCGAAATAACTAAAGAACAGTTTGCTGAACTGATGGAATCTGTAAAAGAATTTGGCGAACCCGGATTTGTGTGGTCTGACTCTACAGAATTGATCGTTAACCCCTGTGTTGAGATTGGCATGTGGCCTGTAGACGAACAAACAGGAGAAACTGGATGGCAGGCTTGTAACTTATCTACAATTAACTGCGCCAAAGTAACTACAAAAAAAGAATTCTATGAAGCTTGTGCTTCTGCTTCTATCATTGGTACATTACAAGCTGGATTTGCTAGCTTTCCTTATCTTGGAGAGGTGTCAGAAAGAATCATTAGTCGTGAGGCTTTACTGGGAGTGTCAATGACGGGTATCATGGAGCAACACGAGATTTGTCTTGACCCAGAAGTGCAAAAGAAGGGTGCAGAAATAGTCAAGGAAACAAATAAAAGAATAGCTACCTTAATTGGAATCAATCAGGCAGCACGTACAACATGCGTAAAACCAGAAGGAACGTCAAGCTGTGTTCTTGGAACGTCTTCTGGAATTCACCCCCATCACGCCAAAAGATATATCCGTAGAGTACAAGCAAACAAAATGGAGCCTATCTACCAATATTTTAAAAAGATAAATCCAAGAGCTTGTGAAGAATCCGTATGGTCTAATAATGATTCTGACGATGTAGTTTCTTTCTGCGTGGAAGTCCCAGACGGTGCAAAAATTAAAAACCAAGTAGGCGCAACTGATCTTCTTGAGTACGTCAAAAGTACACAACGTAGCTGGGTTATGAGCGGGAAGAATCCAAAGCAATGTACGCAACCTTGGCTAACTCATAACGTCTCCAATACAATTAATGTAATGCCTGACGAATGGGATGAAGTTACAGACTTTATTTATAAGAATCGTAAATATTTTTGCGGAGTGTCCTTGCTACCAATCGCTGGAGACAAAGACTACGCTCAAGCACCATTCACAACTGTCTATCTCCCTAGTGAACAAATAAACATGTACGGAGATTCAGCAATGTTTGTAAGCGGTCTAATAGAAATTGGATTGTCTCTCTATGAAGACAACCTTTGGGCTGCTTGTGATAGCTTACTAGGATTTGGGCAGAAAATAAAAGGTAACGGAAAGAAAGAATACCAAGACAAATGCATAAAATTTGCAGACAGATATATGGATGGAGATTTAAAAAAACTTACATATTGTATGAAGGATGTGTACAATTGGAAGGAATGGTTAGATATGACTCGTGAATACAAGGAAGTAGATTATAATAAAGTAATTGAAGACAAAAATAATGTAAATCCAGTGCAGGAAATAGCTTGTGCTGGAGGAAAGTGTGACATCATCTAGGAGAATATCATGATGGGATTTGTTTCGTATAAACTATTAACTGAATCCGCACAGATGCCTTTTAAGGCTCACAACACGGATGCTGGATTTGATCTATTTGCAGATGAAAGCACTTGGATATTCGCAAAAGAACGACAAACAATTAAAACTGGCATATCTTTTGATATGGCAAATAATATGGCTGGATTAATTTGGCCCCGTAGCGGGCTATCAGTTAAGAAGGGCATAGATGTACTAGCTGGAGTTGTAGACTCTGGCTATCGGGGAGAGATCATGGTTTGTCTTTACAATACCTCTAACGAGGACGTAGAGATAAAGAGTGGGGATAGAATCGCGCAGATTATATTCCAAGAGGTTCCTAACATCTCTTTACTCCTAAGAGAAGAACTAGAAACCTCACAACGAGGGAGTAATGGTTTTGGCAGCACAGGCACATAACAATCGAAAAAAGCGTAAAGAACAAAAAGCAAGCAAACCCAACGTACTGGAGGCTAAAACTGAGAATCAAAAAAACTATATAAGGTCAATTATAGAAAATGATGTTGTATTTTGTACAGGTCCATCTGGTAGTGGTAAGTCTTTTATTGCTGCTGGCATTGCAGCACAAAAGCTGCTCAAAGATGAAATAGATACTATCATTGTTACCAGACCTTTAGTTTGTACAGGTAGAGATCTAGGGTCTTTACCCGGAGAGTTAAACGAGAAAATTAAACCATACCTGCAACCTATGGAAGAAAATTTACGTTACTTCTTAGGCAGAGATAGGTTTGGAATGTATTTTAACCAGAGACGTATTAGATTTGAACCCTTAGAAACTATGCGTGGATCAACATTTCATGATTCATACATGATATTGGACGAGGCTCAAAACTGTACCTTAGAGCAAATTAAAATGTTTGTTACACGTATGGGTAAACATTCTAAATCTCTTATAAATGGTGATAATAAACAAACGGATATATTTAGAGATAGCGGCTTAGACTTTTGTATAGACCGTTTATCAAACGTAAATGGTGTCGGAATCTGTAAATTAGAGTATCATGATATACAGAGGAATGGAATTATTGGGGCAGTGCTGTATGCATTAGAGTCATGAGAATAACTGAGGAACAAATCGCTAGCATTGTAAAGCTATGTAGCGAGAAGATAACAGACCAAAACAAACACGAATCTACCGCTGGTTATGGTGAAGACTATACTGACGGTAGAATCGTGGGTCAAGCTGCTCTTGCAAGAAGAATACTATTGATTATAAGAGGTCATGATGTTATATGATTATGCTTGCACTAAGTGCGGCGAAGTACTTAAAGATGTGCAACAGTCTATGAAAGACGATCCGCTTACTAAGTGTCCCGCTTGTCGTAAAAACAGTCTAGAGAGAATAATCTATGGTGGGCTGGGTTCATTTGTTAAGGGGGGCGAACCCACCACTATGGGTCAACTAGCAGAAAAGGCGTACAAAGAAGGATACACTCATATAAATGATCAACAGATTTGCAGATATGAAATCAATGATAAGGTTGACATGAGGGAGCTAAACGAAAAGCGTATACATGAGAGAAAAGAGAGAAAAGCTCATAACGAAAAAAAGAAAAAAGAGCTGAAGGAAATAAACAAGATGACCCCCAAGCAAAAGGATAACTACATAAAAACAGGGAGAAAGAAATGAAATTTGTACAAGGATCTGATGATTTAAAAGATGATGTATTGACTTTAGAAATAAACAAATACAATAAAAAAGGTGAACATACAGATGATGATAAGCATACATTCGCAAAGGCTTTGCATGAAACTAGACATGATAGAACTAGCTATACTAAATTTTATGCAGTGACTCACGATAATGCTCTTTATGATCCTAGAGGTACTAATAGTAACCGCGAGGCTTATCTAGACTTGAAACTTAAGGAAGTTAGTAAGGCAACGTTTGATTATTACATGTTGTATCTAACTTCTAGAAATTCTTTATACATGACACGCGCTCAAAGGAGTTTTATTGATGGCTAAAAAAGGACCACTAGGAAAAGCAGAAACATTTTACATAGATAGTCATAGAGAAAATATGACAGTAGATGAACTTGCTAAAGATTTAGATAGAACTTTATCTTCTGTAAAAAAATATCTATCTGACAATCCCTTAAAGTCTAAGCAAATAACTGTTGGAGATCAATTTACTAGACAGAAGGGTGTTACAATTATGACAGAAAATGCTTCCAGTATGGCTGACGCTAAGAGGAAAGCGCCTGTACCAAACCAATCTCATTGTGTGACGAAGATTAAAGAATGACATATATATACGGACAAAAATCATTTAGGGAAATGTACAGGACTCTTTCTGATGAAGAAAGAAAATTTACCTGTTTAGTATTGCATTTATCTAATGGCAAGGATTTGTACTTGACAAAGCTTAGGGATTGGCTAACTATACCTGATTATTGTAAAGAGAATGACCTAAGTATATTGTCTATCAGCTTGCAATACAGAAGTAATTTAGTTGACATTGACACCAGCGATGTAGACGGTTTGTATATAGTGCAAACAGCTAAAGGCATAATTGGTGATGAGGTGCAGCACTTTGTTACAATTGGAAAGTTATATGGAGATGTTGTAAAAAAGACACTATATAGCACTCCAGCTTTAATTGTTAATGATGAATTTGAAGATAATATTGACACTTGCATAGAAGAAGCACTATTTGTCTATGAAAAGAAAGCCTAAATTATTTAATAAAGATTATCAAAAAGAATGGTCTCAAGAGTATAGTTATAAGCATATACATACTGGAGAACATTGCACTTTTGAATCTTACGTTGCTGAATACTTAGTGTTGAGATGGACAGAAACATTTAAGATGGATAAACCGTCTTATAAATTCTGGACAGTCGGTGATAAATATCACGACGTATTCATGAGGAATATGAAGGCTGCTGTAGGTCTTAAGAAAAAATATGATCCTGCAACTATTATGGCAGCAATCAGGTCTAAACATTTTGAAAAAATCTATCACATTGGATTAAAGGCTTACGGACCTAGAGGTTGGAAATATAATCAAGTTGCACTACAAGCAATAAAGTGCTATGATAAAGAACACAAGGACTTCCTAAAGAAGTGTGACCAAGCAGTAGAAGACACAGTACACGTTGAGCCAGAACAAAAGAAATTGAAGGCAAGAAATAAACAATATTCTAATAAGAAAAGTTCTATAAACAAATTGAGGGATTTATGAGTAAGGTTAAGAAGAAAAAAGTATCTAGTAAATTTGATACAGATGTTGTTAGCAACTCTGTAGTTAGCAAGTACGGAGATGTTGTTAGCACTGGAACAGACGTACTAGAAAGCATAAATAGTCTGGAAGTTATTGGCGTTTCTCCTGCACTCGACATTGCGCTTGGGGGAGGATTGAGAGAAGGATCTGTTGTTGTAATGACAGGAGATCCCAAGTCAGGCAAGACAACAACAGCTTTGCACTTTGCGGCAAAGTGTCAAGCAAAAGGTAAGCGTGTTATATATTTGAATACAGAAGGTAGATTGTCTAAACAAAACTTCGATGGCATTAAAGGATTAGATCCTGAAGGTATTTTGATTGTACAATCTACAGACGATAAGATTCTATCAGCAGAAGACTTTCTAAACATTGTAGAGTTTTATATTAACAATGACCCCGGCTGTTTAGTTATTACGGATTCATTATCAAATATGGTTCCGCAGGTAGAATTAGACGGTGAAGTTAGAACTGGTGTGCGTAACGCACTACCAAGACTTCTCTCTATGTTCTTTAAACGTATCAGCGGTACGCTTATGAAGAACAAAACAATTCTAGTTTGTATTACTCACAATATTGCAAATACTGGTGGATCACCATACGCACCAGCAAAGATGGCAGACTGTGGTAATATGCTACAGTATCAGGCTGGCACTAATATGGTAATCACTCACCGTGGACGTTGGCAAGTTCCAAAAGACACTGGGCCACACGTAGGACAGATTGCAAATTGGAATGTTAAGACATCTTGTGCTGGCGGCACTCCTAACAGCACAGCAGAAAGCTGGATTCGTTATGGTATTGGTTTAGACGAAGTGCAAGAAGTTGTACAAATTGCTTGTGAGTTTAGATTAATAAAATCTGCTGGCGCATGGTATACAATCCAGTGTGCTGTTGATGACAAAGAAGATCCGGTAATACAGTCTATCCTGAAGGAGAATAATATTTCTGATAAGGATGAAGATATAGAAAGATTCTTTAAATTCCAAGGTTCTAATAATCTGTCACAATTTTTAAATGATAATCCTACAATTGCAGAATATATATATGATAAAATTAAGGAATTATTCTGATGAAGGTAAATATTACGCCAGAGGAAGCTCTAAGGATTTTAGAGTCCGTATTGCAGTATAAGAAAAACTTCATGAAAACTGCTGCTGCTATCAAGACCTTGCGTAGTATTCATCGTAAAATGAAGCGTATTATCAACTCAGAAAATTAATGTTATTCTAACAATTTTAAAAATTAACGATAGGGTATAATATGGCATTCAAGACATACTGTATGTCTAACATCCTACCCTTTATTGAAAAAGAGATTAAAATGTTTAAAAAACTCACCAATTTCTTCAGTTATCAAAAGCGCAAAGCTTTTACACTAATCGAGCTACTTGTTGTTATTGCCATTATTGGCGTACTTGTTGGACTATTACTACCCGCTGTACAGCAAGCTAGAGAAGCTGCACGAAGAATGTCTTGTGCAAATAATTTAAAGCAACAAGGTCTTGCTATGCACACGTATATGGATGCACAGAGATACTTTCCTGCTGCTGCATGGACTGTAGATTCTGCTGGAAAATCTACTACTGGTAATCGTTCCGGTACAGAACATAGTTGGAGAGCATTTGTTCTTTCTAATCTAGAACAAGGCAACACTGGTTATGACTTCAATAAAAACTGGTGGGAAAATACTCAGGCTATTTCTTTAAATGCTTCTGTATTTATATGTCCAACAGCAGTTCCTCCTACTGGTGGTTACGCTAGTGTAGATGGGCCTACTAGAGATGATGATAGTGCTGCACCAAGTTTAGACCCTAATAATCTTGGGTATACGGATTATGAAGTATTTACTGGTGTTAAAGATAAAATCTTTCCTGCTGCTAGTGATCCTTACGCAGCAAAAGATCGTAACGAAGGATGTTTAATTAAAGATGCTGTTACAAGAGATGGTCACATTAGAGATGGGTTTTCTAATACTCTTTTAATTGTAGAGTGTGCAAGTAGACCTGATGTTTATAAAGCAAGTAATGGTAGATCTCCAACAGGTGATACCAACCAATGCATTGGCTGGGCTGATAGTCTTGGTCCATTTAAATTACATGGCGTTGATGCCAATGGCGACAAATGCAAGAACTGTGCTGGTAATGTACCATTTAATGTGATTAATGATGGCGAAGCGTATAGTATGCATCCCGGCGTTATGAATACAGTATATGCAGATGGTTCTACTAGAACTGTGAATGATAACGTAGACTTGAGAGTATTTGCTGGTGCTATTACCCGTGCTGGTGGAGAAGTAGGAAGCATTGATTAAAACTAGTAATATAATTATTGCTTTATTGTGCCTTTCATATATTATGATGCTTCTCTCTATACCACGGGGAGAAGTGTCAGAGATGGAAAAGGTACAACAATGGAAGCCAAGAGACTTCTATTTAGTTTATAAAATGTGGACTGACGAAGAATATAGGAATGTAAATGACAAAACCTCTCAGTAAAGAATATTTACTAAGCAGAGGCGTTTGTTGTGGCAGTGGATGTAAAAACTGCCCCTATGTGCCTAAAAACACTAGGGGTAGCAGGGAAGTTAAAAAATGAGTATAATTAATATATTTGAAATTGCTGCTGGAGTTATTCTGGCTAAACTTGTGATAGGAATATTGAATGAAAGTTATTGGTATAAATGGGAGAGAGTACGCTTGGAATTTAACAAGCTATTCAGTAGACGCAAACGACAAGCGGAAGAGATCAAAGTTCCACGTTCGCGCAAGAAAACTCTTGAAGACTATCTACCATAGTTATAGAATACTTGAAGAAGTTAAATTGCCGGGAAGTACGCCATCACACAGGAAGGGCGTACTATATTTAGATTTTTATATACCACAAATTATGCTGGCTATAGAAGTTCATGGTCAACAGCACTATGAGTATACTCCCTTTTTTCATAAGAATAAAGCAGATTTTGCTATTGCAAAAGCAAAAGATGAAGATAAAATAGCATGGTGCGAATTGAATAAAATTGATATAATAGTATTGAAGCACTCTGATACAGACGAGCAATGGAGAGATCAAATTGAAAACGGCGAATGAACAGCTAGCTGAATTGAAGGTAATGATAGATGACTTCCTAAACGCTAGTCATGCTAGATTCCATAAGAAGTTTAATGAAGAATGGGCTACGGCAGCTGATGCTGACTCTGCGCTCTTAAGAGCTTTGACTAAAGATGAGACTTTTGAATTTGCATACCTATTATACGCCTACTCTTCGCATGTTCAAGATGAATTGAATATGCAAAAGATTGCTCTAGATTGGTGCAATGATAAGCTTGATAAAATGGTAGCAAAAAATTACCACCAATTTGACAGCTATATGAAGTATGAAACAAAAAGAAATATGATTGTAATTAACGATGAATACGCTAGGGTTGTAGATCACTATAGAGAAATAGCATTATCAAGAGTACAATCATTGGAAAATAAGGCAAAAGATTTAAGACGTAAAGCAGATATACTATTAGAGAAAGGGAAACGATCATGAGTATGAATGATTTTGTACAAACTTTATCAGATGAGCAAAGAGCAGCATTGCTAAAAGCGCTTACTGGTGATGATTTTAAGCCAGAAGTAGAATCGAGGTGGCAACACGAAGAACCTATTTCAGAAGCTGTTGACGGCGACTTCACAATGCATAAAGATAATCAGCCAAGACTAGGTACAGATAAGAGAAGGCTACCAGTTAAAGCTAGAGAAAATAAATTTGTTGATGATACTAGTGAACATTCTGACGTAACCACGCCAAATGTAAAAGTTACACCTAGAAATAGAAAACCTCCTGTAATGAAGCAAGTAGTATGCCATGTGTGTGGCAAGAAAAAGAAAGTAAATGCAGAGCTTTTATATGGAGAATACTATAGGTGTGACAGGTGCATAGGGTAATATGGAAACCAAACTTTTAGACGTTGGATCAGAAAGAGCTGTTCTTGCTGGTTTGTTACAGCATGGGGTAGATGCTTATGTCAGAATATCAGACTTGATATCCTGTGACTCATTTGTTAATCATAATAATAAAATGATTTTCAGGTGCGTAGAAACAATTATATCGCAAGAACAAAAGCCTGATATACCATCTTTAATGAGTGCTGCTCAGTCATTAGGTTTTACTGAACAATTATCTACTAAACAAGAGCTAACATACATACAATCTTTGTATGACTTTCCCGTTTCAGAACAGAATATATTTTCTTTCGCCATACAGCTAAAGAAGTTTGAATTTGCTAGGAAGATTAAGGTGCTTACATCTAAAGTTCATAAGGATATGGACACAGTTGTTGGTACTGAAACAATCAACGAGATTGTACAAAAACTAGAAGATCCAGTTACAGACTTCTTACGTGAAGATGATGGTGGTGAAAATCCAGAACACATTGGAGAAGGGGTAGAAGATTATGTCAAATTTCTCGAAGAAAACCAGTGCGATATCATTGGTATACCCACGGGATTCACGCGATACGACCAAGCCATTGGTGGCGGTCTTCGACGAAAATGCGTTGATCTTGTTTCTGCAAGACCAAAAGTTGGCAAGTCGGTATTTGCTGACAATGTTGCCCTCAATGTATCCTCCGATGGAACACCTGTCTTAGTATTAGACACAGAAATGTCTAAGGAAGATCATATAAATAGACTTATTGCAAACATAAGCGGAGTACCAATTAATGAGGTTGCAACTGGTAAGTTTGCTGAAGACCCAAACAAACAAGAAAAGGTAGAAGAAGCTGTAGCGAAATTAGAATCTATACCATATAGCTACATTAGTGTCGCTGGAAAGCCTTTTGAAAACATATTGAATCATATTCGTCGCTGGATTGTCCAAGAGGTTAAAGTAGATGACTCAGGAAAGACAAATGATTGTTTAATAATCTATGACTATCTTAAACTCATGTCTTCTACTTCAATTACAAACAATATACAAGAATTTCAAGCATTGGGATTCCAGATTACCTCACTTCATAATTTATGTGTTAAACTAGACATACCATGTCTATCCTTTGTGCAATTAAATCGTGACGGAATTACGAAAGAAAGTACAGACGCTGTTAGTGGTTCAGACAGGCTCATATGGCTTTGTACTTCTTTTACTATTTTTAAGACTAAATCCGCTGAAGAAATAGCTGAAGATGGTCCAAATGCTGGTAATAGAAAACTAGTGCCAATTGTGT